AAAGCCGTTAAAGGGATTGACGGATCACAAATTAATATCGGGGTTATCTCTCACTGGGAAAACGAAGTAGAAGGATTAAAAGATGATCAAGACAGTTTAAATGAATTTTATAGACAATTTCCAAGAACTGAAAAGCATGCATTTAGAGATGAGGCAAAACAATCTCTTTTTAATCTTACTAAAATCTACGAACAAATAGATTACAATGAAGATTTAAGAAATACAAATGTTGTTAGTCAAGGTAATTTTAAGTGGGAAAATGGGATTAAGGATACTAGAGTAATTTTTGTTCCTAATAATAATGGTAGATTTTTTATAACTTGGATACCACCTATTAATTTACAAAATAGATATAATATTAAAAATGGTATAAAATATCCTGGAAATTTAGATTGTGGATCATTTGGGTGTGATCCTTATGATATTTCTGGAACCGTTGATGGAAGAGGTTCTAAAGGATCTTTGCATGGTTTAACTAAATTTACAATGGAGGATGTTCCTCCTAATATGTTTTTTTTAGAATATATAGCAAGACCACAAACAGCTGAAATATTTTTTGAAGATGTTTTAATGGCATTAGTATTTTATGGAATGCCACTGCTTGCAGAAAATAACAAACCAAGACTGTTATATTATTTAAAAAGAAGAGGATATAGAGGATATTCTATGAATAGACCGGATAAAATTTACAATAAATTATCAATAACAGAAAGAGAAATAGGTGGCATACCTAATTCAAGTGAAGATATTAAACAAGCTCACGCAGCGGCTATAGAAGATTATATAGAAAATTTTATAGGATATACTGGTGATAATTATGGAGATTTATATTTTCAACGTACTTTAGAAGATTGGGCAAAATTTAATATAAATAATAGAACACTGCATGATGCATCAATAAGTTCTGGTTTAGCTATTATGGCGTGTAATAAAAATAGATATAGACCAACTGCTGAAAGAAAAATAACAACCGTGCCTTTAGGTTTTAAGAAATATGACAATAAAGGAGTAAATTCAAAAATACTAAATTAGATGGTTAAGATTAACTATAATAGTGCTTTCCCCGATCAGGTGGTACCTGAAGAAGAGAAAAAATCTAGAGATTATGGGTTACAAGTAGCGCAAGCCATTGAACATGAATGGTTTAGAAACTCCAGCGGTCAAAACCGTTTTATTAGTAATTTTCAAAATTTTAATAGATTAAGATTATATGCTAGAGGAGAACAACCTGTTCAAAAATATAAAGATGAATTAGCTATAAATGGTGATTTGTCTTATCTTAACTTAGATTGGAAACCTGTTCCAATTTTATCTAAATTTGTTGATATTGTTGTTAATGGTATGACTGATAAGGGTTATGAAATAAAATCTTATGCTACTGATCCATTTGCTACAAAACAAAGAACTAATTATGCTTCTAATGCTTTAAGAGATATCCAAAATAGAGCAGAAATAGAACAATTAAACCAATTAACTGGAAGAAATTTTTATTCTTCTGTAGACCCCCAATCTTTACCTGAAGATCAAAATGAATTAGATCTTTACATGCAATTAAATTATAAACAAAGTATAGAAATTGCAGAAGAAGAAGCTATTAACAATATTTTAGATTATAATAAATATGATGAAACTAAAAAAAGATTAGCTTATGATTTAACTGTATTAGGTATTGGGTGTGTAAAAACTAATTTTAACTTATCTGAAGGAGTAACTGTAGAATATGTAAACCCGGCTAATATAGTATATTCATATACAGATGATCCAAACTTTGAAGATATTTATTATGTAGGTGAAGTTAAAAATATGTCTTTATCTGAACTTAAAAGACAATTTCCTGCGCTTACAGATAGTGAATTAGAAGAAATACAAAAATATCCTGGAAGAAATTCTTATGTAGAAAACACTTGGTGGGGACAAGAAACCCAAGATCAAGTACAAGTTTTATATTTTGAATATAAAACATATCAGGATCAAGTTTTTAAAATAAAACAAACAGAACAAGGATTAGAAAAAACATTAGAAAAACCAGATACTTTTAATCCTCCACCTAATGATAATTTTGAAAGAGTTGCAAGATCTATTGAAGTCTTATATTGTGGAGCAAAAGTATTAGGATTAGGAGGTAATTTACTTAAGTGGGAATTAAGCGAAAACATGACAAGGCCTTATAGTGATACTACAAAAGTAAATATGAATTATACTATTAGTGCGCCTAGAATGTATCAAGGTAGAATTAATTCTATAGTAGAAAAAACTATTGGTTTTGCTGATATGATTCAATTAACTCATTTAAAACTACAACAAGTATTATCTAAAATGGTTCCTGACGGCGTTTATTTAGATGTAGATGGTTTAGCTGAAGTAGATTTAGGAAATGGTACAAATTATAATCCAGCGGAAGCTTTGAACATGTATTTTCAAACTGGTAGTATAGTCGGAAGATCTTTAACACAAGATGGAGAATTAAATAGAGGTAAAGTACCCGTTCAAGAATTACAAACCTCTAATGGTATGGGTAAGATTCAATCAATGATTCAAACTTATCAATATTATTTACAAATGATAAGGGATGTTACTGGTTTAAATGAAGCAAGAGATGGTACTATGCCGGCAAAAGATTCTTTAGTTGGTTTACAAAAATTAGCAGCTGCTAACTCAAATACAGCTACAAGACATATTTTACAATCCTTAATGTATTTAACTATAAGAACTTGTGAAAATATAAGTCTTAGAGTTGCTGATATGTTACAATTTCCTCTTACTCAACAAAGTTTAATGACTAGTATTAATACTTTTAATACGCATACACTTAATGAAATAAATAAATTAAGTTTACATGATTTTGGTATATTTTTAGAATTAGAACCTGAAGAAGAAGATAAAACTAATTTAGAACAAAATATTCAAATGGCATTACAACAACAAAATATAAGTTTAGAAGATGCTATAGATTTAAGGGAAATAAAAAATATTAAATTAGCAAATCAAAGTTTAAAAGCTCGACAAAAGAAAAAACAAGAATTAGAAAGAGCTCAACAGTTAGAAAATATAGAAGCTCAAGCTGCTGCTAATGCAGAGTCTGCTGAAAAAGCTGCTATGGCTGAAGTACAAAAAAATCAAGCAATGGCAGAAACAGAAATTCAAATTGAACAAGCAAAATCTCAATTTGAAATAGCTAAAATGGAAAGAGAGGCTGAAATAAAAAAACAGTTAATGGCTGAAGAATTTAATTATGATATGGAGTTAGCTCGACTTCAAGGTCAAGTACAACAACAAAAAGAAGGGGCAATAGAAGATCGTAAAGATCAAAGAGTAAAAATACAAGGTACACAACAAAGTGAACTAATAGATCAGAGACAAAATGATCTTTTACCTAAAGATTTTGAATCTTCAGGTAATGATAACCTAGATGGATTTGGATTAGAACAATTTGGACCATCTTAAAATCAATTAATTTTATATTATTATATTATGTCAAAAAAAGAAAACAAAATAAAAGAAAAAGTGTTAGAAAAAGTAGAGGAAGCTAAAACACTAGTAGAACCTACTACACAAGAACCTACTAAAGAAGAAGGAAGTTTTAAAATAAAAAAAGTAACTAAACCAAAACAATTAGGTGAAGATAAAGTTCCTGAAATAATAAAAGTAGATTTAACTAAACAAAAAGAAGAACAAGATGCCATTCAAGTCGGAGAAACAAAGGAAGTGGCTGTGGGCGAACAAACCGGAGATAGCGCTAAGGTGGACGAATCGATATCAAAGTCCGGCGAAGTTTCTGAAACTCAAGAAGAAAAAATAGAATCGGATTCACCATTACAAGAAATTACTGATGAAGAAGATAATTCTAACGAAACAGGAGTGGATGGAAGCTCTGAAACTACCACTACCTCATCGAAACAAGAAGAAATATTACAGGAAACTGAAACACAAAAGTTACCTGAAAACATAGAAAAACTAGTAAAATTCATGGAAGAAACGGGTGGAACCGTTGAAGATTATGCAAGATTAAATGCTGATTATAGTAACATTAATGAAGAATTGTTACTACATGAATATTACAAAAAAGCTAAGCCTCATCTTAATGCCGAAGAAGTAAATTTTATTATTGAAGATACTTTTAGGTATGATGAAGAGGTGGACGAAGAGCGAGATATAAAAAAGAAAAAACTCGCTTATAAAGAAGAAATTGCAAAAGCTAAAAACTTTTTAGAGGATCTTAAAATTAAATATTATGACGAAATCAAGTTGAGACCCGGCATAACACAAGATCAACAAAAAGCAATGGACTTTTTCAATCGCTACAACGAAGATCAAGCAGCAAACAAAGCTAAGCATGAAAGATTTGTATCTAAAACTAAAACACTTTTTAACGAAGATTTCAAAGGTTTTGATTTTAAATTAGGAGATAAAAA